CACCTGATCCGATACCTGTCATACCAACACCGATTAATGCATCTTTTTGTGTGGTTCTTTTCCAAACATCTCTAAGATAATGGAAATCTGTATACCCCGCCTGTAACGTACCAATAAACGCAGCACCTTTAACTCTTTTTTCAAAGTCTTCTTGTGATTCAATATCTGAAGCATTTACTTCACATAAGTTACAGAACTGATAAGGTCTCAAACCTATCTCACAACAAGGATTAGTTCCCCAATCTTTGTCGTTGGAGAAATAGATTCCTGGCTCACCCGCACCACTTAGTTCAATTCTCTTCCATAGATCTAAGAAAAACTCTTTAGTTACTTTATGTCTTAGTAATACCGCTGAATTGTTAGCTCTACCTCTTTGTGGGTTAAGTTCCCACCACGCACCTGACTTACAAGAAATCATCTCATCGTCATCTGCACTAAATAAACTAATCAACGCTGCTCTACGGATACCACCTGCCAAAACTGCGTCTGCAATGTGACATATAATATCGTGTGTTTCAATAGGTGTAAGTTTATCACCATCTGTTTTCGCATCTAATACCTTTTTAATATTATGGATACAATCTTTTAGTGGTTGAGGTCCTGGTGCTTTACCACCTGAAGTAACCAACAACGCACCTTTTTGTCTAATATCTGAAAAGTCAAATATAGGTGTAGACGATTTAACACCAAAATAAGACTCTACTAATACTTTAATTGCATCTGCCCATCCTTCAATAGAATCACCAATTAGATATCTTCTACTTCTATTTGGGTTTGGTTTTTTAATATCTGGTAAAGATTCAACGTGATGTCTCTGTACTGAGAAACCTACACCTGTACCACCTAATAATAAAAACATTGTTTCTGAAAATGCGTCTACATGATCGATAGGTAGATACGCACAATTATAGATTCTATTAGGTGAAATCTCTATCGGCTTACCACCAAACTGTAAACTTCTCATTGATGGTAAAATTTTCTTATCGTATACCATCTGATACACCTCTTCAATCTCATCCTTAATATTAGGATATTTCTTTTGGTGCATTTCTTTATTTCTAGTTACTAACTCTTCCCATGTCTCCCTTCTATTTTCTTTTGGGAGATATTTGGCGTATTTCATATACACCGTAATGTCTGATAAAATTTTGTTTGATAACTCCATTTTTTTACTTTTTTCCTTTTTTTAGGGGTGAGAATTCCCTAATGACTTATCATCTAAACCATCAAAAAATCTTCCCTATTTAATTAATTATTATTTACCGAACTCCTCTTCTTCTCTATCGTTTGTGCGATAAAATCAGACGTTTTCTTTTTCTGTCCTTTTTCGTGTTGTAAAAGTGTTACGTCTGTACTTTCGCTTGTGTCGATAGTCAATGTTCCATTGTCAAATACAATGTCATCGAAAACAACTCCGTCCCTACCAAAACGAGATTTAAGAATGGCTAATGTTGCTCTTCCTTCTTCTTTCTGATCTAAAGTTTTAGCAACTGATAAAATAAAGTGTCCTATCTGTCCCTTTTTAATTGATCCACCCATCATATTCGCCTCTACCAAATCCGCACCAATTGCACTTCTGTTACCTTGTACCGCAGTCCAACCAGCAATATCTAATTCTGCTAACATAGTTTCGAATTGTCTCATAACGTTTCCTTCTCCACTATATTCATCTTTGAATTGTTTTGTTGGTTGAATACAATCAATGTAATCAACAAATACAATATCTGGTTTGATACCTGATGAAATTAGTTTACGTAAGTATTGTTTGATGTGTGGAATAGTAGTACCATCACTAGACATCTTTTTAAGAATTAAATTACCTTCTAAATCTTGAAATCTAGGGATAACTTCTTTTACTTCATCTTTTCTATCACCTAGTTGACTCAATTCAATTCCAGTAAAACATGTAAGGTGTTTTCTTTGAATAACTTTAACATTATCCTCAAAGAAAATCTGTACTACATTCTTACCTTCTAAATACGCAGTGTTCGCCATTCTAGTGATTAGTGTTGTTTTACCAACACCAAACGCAGCTAGAATAACTCCTAACTCACCTTTAGATAATCCACCACCCATAAGATTATCAATTCCTACCAAACCTGTTGCAATAGGATCTCTAAAATCATCAGCTAAAACATCTTCAATTGCGTGAAAAATATCCACACCCTCATCTTTTTCTGTACCAACAGAGATAGCTTGTTTAACTAATTCTTCACACTCTTCATATCTATCAAAATCTCCAACATCTAGAATTTTTTGGATTTTCTGAGTAGCCTTCTTAAGTTCTTGTTGTTTGCAGAACTTAATGGCAACATCTTGTGTGTGTAAACAATCTCTATTGTCAGATTCTCTAACCTCTTTTATAAGTTCAGTGGCGGACTCTCTAGCAATTTCTCTCCTAACTTCACTTTTAATTATGTTAAAGATGGTTTCATAAGATGGAATTGTTTCGTATTTTTCATAGTAATCTTTTACACTAGCAACAACTAATCTCATATACTCATTATCGAAATAATTTGGATCGATAATCGAAATAATACTCTCTGAAAACTTATGATCTTCTACTAATTGTTTAACTAATTTTACTTGAAAACTATATCCTAAATAACCTAAATTTAAACTCTCATTTTTCGCCATTCTTTATCTGATTTTAGTTATTAATAAATATACCGTCAAGTTGATAACCGCACAAATTTTTTGTATAATTTTTCATACTCAACCCCTGTTGCAAATATTCGATGATTTTTGGTATAATTTTTCTTATATCAACATCGTATCTTACGTTTGGTGGGTAGTCATTTCCACTAAAAATTCTTTGACATACTACTCTTCCTTTAACTTTTATTTGGATAGTGAAGAAGTCCTCATTTTCGTAAATGTCTACTGGTTTTGTTTCTTCTTCCGCAGTTGTTGCGAAGAAATTGTAATACCTATCCATATAATCATATGTCTTATCTTTAAACAAATCTCTTATCAATTCTGTAACAGAATCAATAGTTTCTTTTAATTCGTAAGAATATAACGAATCTTTATTAAAGTCTGTTACTGGAAAGTTTCTTCCAACAATAGGGTTTCCATTAATTAAAAATAGGAATTCATACGGATAGCTTTTATACTTCTTTTTCATAATCTAAACATTTACACTTTTATAATAATTTTTCTCTTTTTTTATGATTGATAAAAATGGTTGTAAAAAATTTATGTAACCATCTCTACCACCAGGTATCGCCCACATTAAACCATCTTCTATCATCATATTTATAACGTTTTTATTTTCTCTACCTTCAGGATCTATAGATGTGGAAAATAGATAATCTAATTCGTTTTTACAATCTTCAGTTAGTAATGGCTCTGATAAATCTATTATCTTTTCGTTAACCTCATATATTAGTTCTTTTTGTGAACCTTTGGTAACTCTATTTAATATATTATCTAATGTTTTCAACCTACTCTTTCTTTCTTTTTGTATTTCTTCAATTTTACTGAAAATATAATCCAAAGTCAAAGTTTTTTCCATTATTTCAGGAAAATATTTCACAAGTGTTTTTTCACTAACACCTGTTATACCTTTTATGTTATCACTAACATCACCAGTTATCATTTTTATTAACTTTAAATTAGATGGGTGATGATCGAAATCTACTAAATAGTTTTCTTCTGTAACAATCTTTTTAAGGTTTATAACGTAAACTGAAACTTTTTCATTTATTAGTTGACATAAGTCTCTATCATTGGACATAATAACCGCTCTCTCATCGTCTGAGATGTTTTTTACATAATATGCGATAGAGTCATCCGCTTCAACAATATCATCTCTGTATTGTCTTATAAATAACTCTTCACAATAAGAAATTAATCTTTCTTTTTGTAAATATAAATCTAATTCTGAGGGTGGTTGTTCGTTGTAGAAATCTTTACCTCTATTGGACTTGTACTCTTTGTATAATTCGTATCTTAGTCTACCACTAAAAGTACCATCCCAAAATACATATACTCTGTCAAACTTATTTTCGTTTAACATCTTACGTACCATAGTTAAGAATTGAAAAATACCGCCTATATGGGTTTCTTTATAGTAAAGATTTTTAGCCCCATGATAGGCGGTTTTTAACAACGAGTCTCCGTCAACTAATAATGTTCTTTGGATTCTTTTTTTCTTACTCGGTACTCTCACTCATAGTCGATTAAAAGTTAAACAATTAATTATCTGAATAATCGACTGGTGATTCAATTACATCACCTTCAACAACATCAAACGATAATACATCATCCCCAACAGTTTCAAATACTTCTGCCCAATAATCTTTATTATCAGACTTATAAGCATCTATCGCCTTTTTATCGTCTTCAATGAAACCATGTGTCGTTGCAAGTATCTTACAATCTGCGTATCCTAAACCATTCATATGATTCTTATGAATACCTACTTTAGTTCTGATTGCAAAGTTAACTTTTCTACCTTTATTAGTTGCATTTAATTTAGAAACTCCCGCACTTTTTTGGTTACCAAATAAAAATACTAACGCACAAGATAAGTAAATTGATTGCCCTCCTTTTGGTTGTATTCTAGGTTGTCCAAATGGGTTATCAGGTAACTCTACCCAAGGTTGGTTAACAAATACCATAGAATTGGTATATGGAG